AATTTTCTTGCGTAAGCCTGTCGTAATCATCGAACAAATCATCTCCAAATATGGTTTCGATATTGAGATTGTCATCTATTCTTCTATCAACTTCATCTCTGAAATCATATATGTCACTGGTGTATATTGTTATACTCATAACTATTACTCCTATATTATTAATAGATTGTAGGCATTATTCAAAGACATAATTATCTGAACCTGCCATATTAGTATCGCTGTGTTGACCAGTATAGCCAACGCTCCGAGTGTCATTAACACTCTATAGATTATCATCATCACCTCCCGTTTTATTATTAATATCATCACATCTTTCTCTTAATGTTACCATATAGTATCCCATATAGGCAACTAAAAGACATACAAATAGTAGTGTTATATGGCAAGTCATTTCGTCACCCCTATATAAATGTCAGGAAACACGTCATCTAAGTAATCAAAGATGTGGTCTGGTGCTTGTTCGCTCATAAGCACAGCCATCTCCATACGTTCCTTATCATCTGTTAAATCCACCCTGTTACCGTGGGTTTCTAGTACATCTTGCACCGCTTGGTAGCTGAGTTGGTCATAGAAGAATGGCACGAGGGCACACTGCATCTTCGATGATATACTTGTTATTGATTTATTCATATCATATCTCCCTTGAATCACAAACAAAACCATCAATCAGTTGTACCTCAGATGATTTGAAATTATTGTTTAACATAATCTCACCGTCATCAGTAAAATCCCACTCATCTAGTAGCGATTGTTCATTATATTCTATAGGTACATTTACCCGCACATCTAAAGACATTGAGATTATTACCTCTTTTTCTTTTAAAGGTCTAGCATCTGGATAAAAAACTTGGTCAACCTTTACACCTCTACTTATCAGTTCTTCTATAACCTCAAGTGGTAGTACAAAAGTACCATCGTAATCTATCAACTCTCCGTCTTCAATCCACAAACCGCCACCAACTTCTTCACCGTGTATGTGGTGTTCAAAGTATCCATAATCTCCTTGGTTACTTATACAGACTTCAAAGTTTTTGGTTGTTGTTACTTTGTAGGTGTTATCCATATTACACCTCCCCTATATGGTGAACTTCCACGTGTGTGCAAGGCTCAGAACTATTTACTCGTTCCTTTGCTATCTCTTTAGCAATGACTTCTGCCTCTGCTTCTGATTCAGCTTCTACGTGAACCCAAGTGCTGATAGTTACATCAACACCGCAGTGATATGTTTTAACATTATTATTACACATAATTATTACTCCTCGTTTTGTCGTTTAAACAGTATTTCAAATTTACGTTCACTCAAATTATCTATCAATCTTTTTATCTCATCGAGTTCATTATTCATAGATTCAAGTTCTGTGTAATCCCTAAGTAAATATAGCTGGTGGTTTTCCTGCCATTTTTGTTGAAATTCCTCAAGGGTTAAGTTTATTGTACCCTTGCCCCACGATTTTTGAACCTCAATGGTTCTTTCATTTCCTAGCTTTTCAGCTACTTCTTTTGTTGTCGTTGTCATATTATAGTTTTCCTATAAATGCCTCAGTTTTCAATAGGCCTGAGACTATACCTAAAAAAGTTCACCGGTGAAGTTTTCAGTTACTCCCAATACCAGTCACTCCAAAATAAATAATCTTCTGCTTGCGCTTCTGTTATCTCAGGCGCTGACATACTATTAACCTCATAATATACCATAACGCACGTTCCATCGCACAGGTAGAACGCGCCATCATCTGCCATAAAGCCTTCAGTGATCTCAGAACCACAAGCATCACATATTCTATTTGTTGTTGTCATTTTGTCCTCCTATGGACTTTTTATTAAATTACTGCCGATGATATAGTATTGCCGGTGAACTGTCAACAGTGGTTCACCGGTGAACTGCTATATAGTATTGCCTTATAGATTAACTGGTGTCAGTAGTCTATTAAATTTATTCACTTTTGCCACTGTGCCGTGGACTTTAACGGTTATAGATTTGCCGTTTTTATGTTTGCCTAAGCCATCACATAGAGTACAATCTCTGCATTGTATCCCAGTGCTCTGATTCGGACAATCAATTTCATTAGTCAGGTTGGCATCATTCTCACCTTTGACCCTGAATGTACGAAAGTCTGCAATGTGTGCCTGTTGTACGTCTTCAGAACAATCAGCACTAGCCATCAGATATTTTTTATATCCTGAATACTTAGCATTGCGCCATTGGTGCGTATATCCTGTGTATCCTCTGCAGTTGTCAGCAATAAATTTAACAATATCTAGGGGGATTAGCACCGGTTCACCATAAGCACCAAACCTAACCGCTTTCCACTTAATCAGTGCCTTCAATACGCCAAAGTCTAAAGGTGAATACTTACCCGCCTTGTATGCTTTGTATATCTGTGCCGGCGCTTGACCGACATTGACGTAACACGTGCCATTAGTTAGATGTGGACAATCGAAGCATATCTCTTTACTATCGCCATTCTTCAATGCTGTGACAGGGTCAATATCCTTATTGAGAATCCATATTTGAGCCATATCGCCTGTTTTCTTATTGCTTGATGCAGAGACTAGGCCTGTGATTATTGATACCGTTGTGTTTGTTTCGTTTAGTATCATTCCATTTGCTGTTGTTGTCATAGTAGTTTTCCCTTTGGGTTGTTGTGTTGTGCATAGAATACCAGACAGCACTAGATAGTCAAGAGGTATCAATAGAGTTATGGTGGTTCACCGGTGAACTGCTCAGGGTCTGAATAGTGCACAAAAAAAACCCGGGTTTCCCCGGGTCTTTTGGTCTTAGCTTGGGTCTTACTTGCTAAAGGCTTTTATCTCCTCCTGTAGATGCTTTAGCGTGGCTTCTAAGTCATAAAGATAAGCTTCCTTATCCTCCTGCTTAGCATTAAGCGCCGGTCTGTGCTCTTCGGTATGCTTCTGGTTTATCTCTTCGCGTGATTTGTAATCAGATGTTACCGGCTTAGCTTCGATAGTAGTGAAGCAGTATTCACCCGCCTTCAAGCCTTCTGATTTCACTTGTTCCTGAGATATCAAGCCTCTATCAATTAGATGGTCTAAACCACCAAAATAAACTTTGGTAGTTCTATCCTTACCAAGCAGTCTATCTTGCACTGTCTTCTTATTGAAAAGCTTCTGAGTAGCCTTGACATTTTTCTTCAGGTTCTGCAGTGGTCTGCCTTCAAGCGTGTCTAACTGTGTTTGTAGTTTAGTCAATAGGGCTTTTCTAAGTTTATCGCCTTTCTTGATTCTTTTGCCTTCCTTCCAACCGCTAGCCTCTATCATAATCGCCGTAGTAGTTGCACCGGCTTTGCCTAGTGTTGTTGCAGACTCAAAGTACCTATTTACCGTTGCAGACACACCACCAGATAAAGGGTCTGAGATAATCTCATTACCTTCTACCTTAGAGACTTTTGCCTTTTTGATGTCTTCAAGCTTCTCACCAACAGACTTTAAGCCCTTGGCATTGATTATCTTTTGTGCCTTGGCTTTTGTGCTTTTTGCTTTGGCTTTCTTTTGTGTTGCTGTTGTTTTTACTGTAGTTTTCATAGTAGTTTTCCTTTTATCTTATTGATTTTCCTAGGTTTTTTCCTATTCCCTAGCGCCTGCAGAACTCTCTGCAAGTGGTCACAGTATACAGTATCTGCGCCCTGTGTACAGGATTTTCAAAATAATTGTTGTTGGTGGTTCACCGGTGAACTGCTGAAGGATCGCTCAAGATTGTCACTCGCATTCTCTTTTGTTCACTATTTTTTTTCACCGGTGAGCTTTTGTGCTCTTCGGTGCACCTGTGTGCTCGTGTGTGTGCCTGTGTGCTCGTGTGTGTGCCTATGTGCACTCAGGTGTGTGCGACTGCTACCGTGTGCACGCGGGAAAAACCACCGCATACGCGTGTGTACCCGCGGGGCCCCGTGTGCGCGTGTGTATATTATATTTAGGCTCTCTAGCATATCAGAGGGGAAACGAGAATAAATTACTGTTTACTAGAGTATTGCTAGAATTTTATACTACATATCCTGGGTTTAAAGCATAGGTTTTCTGCGGGGAGGGACATAAGACTCCACAGTAAATAAAGACCCTAAAGTACTTGACTTTTGGTTAAAAGTATGATATAATATTAGTATAGATAAATTTTTATCTTTATCTAAAGATTCACCTAAGGGCTTCACTTAGAAATAACCTTTAATGATCATTCTAAAACAACACTTTAATATTATCATTAATGTAATTATTAAAGTGAAAACCTAAGTCTTAAGATTCACTTAAGTTAACTAAGGAGTATAAGTTTAGAATGGCTAAAGCAACACCTAAGAAGAGAGGGTCTCCTCTACTATATAAGGGTATGAAGTCTTTAAACCCTAATGGTAGACCTAAGGGTAGTGTAAATAAGTTTACAGCTTTAAGTAGAGAGTTGATGTCTGCTAAAGGCCCGGAGATAGTCCAGAAGGTCATAGATATGGCTATGGACGGAGATAGGGTCTGTCTTAAAATGTGTATGGATAGAATCCTACCTACAACTAAGGCAGTAGAGTTAAGATCTTCTGAAGATAAAGGCAATGTTATTATTAATGTTGGTGGTCTTGAAGCTAAGGTTGTAGAGGCACAAGAGAAGAAACCCCTGACTTATGATGGTGAGGGTGTCTTAATAGAAGATGAAGATGTAGATGAGACTATAGTTAACATAGGAAGGTCTCAAGATGGCTAGAGAGTTAGATGTTAAGTTACATCCAGCTCAACTAGAGATCTTTAACAGCCCTGCTAGATTTAAGGTCGTAAGTGCGGGGAGACGCTTTGGTAAGTCTAGGTTAGCTGCTTGGATACTTATCATTAAAGCACTACAGTCTGAAGATAAGGATGTCTTTTATATAGGACCCACTTTTCAGCAAGCTAAGGATATTATGTGGGGTATGCTGAAGGAATTACTTCAGGGTACAGAGTTAATAGAATCAACCCACGAAAATACAGCTACTATGACTTTAGTCAATGGTAGAAAGATTAGCCTTAAAGGGTCAGATAGACCCGATACTCTAAGGGGTGTAGGTCTAGCCTATGTAGTACTTGATGAGTACGCTAGTATGAAGGTAGAGGTCTGGGAGCAGATCATCAGACCTACCTTAAGTGATGTAAAAGGTGGTGCTCTATTCATAGGTACACCTGCTGGTAAGAACCACTTCTATGATTTATTTATAGAGGGTGATAAAGACGATGACTGGGAGACATTTCAGTTTAACTCTACAGATAACCCTCTGATAGACCCGGAGGAAGTAGAGGTAGCTAAAAAAACTATGTCTACCCAAGCCTTCAGACAGGAGTTTGAAGCATCTTTTGTAAGTTTCACTGGTGGTATATTTAAGAATGAGTGGATACAATATGAAGAAGAAGAACCTGAGTTTGGTAATTATGTCGTTGCGGTCGATCCCGCTGGTTTTGAGGATGTTGAGAAAGGGCGAGGTATTAAAGGTTCTAAGCTTGATGAAACAGCGATTGCCGTTGTTAAGATTAACGGTGATAAATGGTGGGTTAAAGATATACTACACGGTCGTTGGAACATTAAGGAGACTGCTAGTAAGATCTTAGACGTTGCGATAGATAATCAAGCTACCTCGGTAGGTATCGAATCAGGGGCACTTAAGAATGCTATTATGCCTTATGTCCAAGATGAGATGAGGTCTAGGGGTAGGTGGGTAGTAATCACCGATGTAACACACGGTGGTAAGAAGAAAGCAGACAGAATTACTTGGGCACTTCAAGGAAGATTGGAACACGGTAAGATTTCCTTTAATAGGAACCATCTGTGGAATAAAGACTTAGAGACCCAGCTTATAGAGTTCCCTAGTAAAGGAACTCACGATGACTTGATAGATGCTCTAGCTTATATAGATCAAGTCAGTGTTGCAGACTTTATGCACACAGTAGAATTAGAAGATGACTGGAGACCTTATGATGAGGTATCAGGTTACTAGAAACAGGAGATGTAGTTATAATGGCTTTTGATGACGAAGGATTTGACACATATCAAGCACTAGCGAGTTGGTTACAACCTCGTCTACAAGAATGGAGAAACCACAGAGATGGTAATTATCTCAAGGCTTGGGACGAATATTACAGATTATGGAGAGGGATCTGGTCTGAAGAGGATAAAACTAGGAGAGCAGAGAAATCTAGGCTTATATCTCCAGCACTCCAGCAAGCAGTAGAGTCCTCAGTAGCTGAAATAGAAGAAGCAACCTTCGGTAGAGGTAAATGGTTCGACATAAAAGATGATATGTTAGACCAGCAACCTCAAGATGCTGAGTACATCAGAAATTTACTACAAGAAGACTTAGAAGGAACAGGTGTAAAAGACTCTTTATGTGAGGTATTCCTAAATGCTGCTATATATGGCACGGGAATAGGTAAGATTAACGTAGAAGAGAGTACTTGGAGTTACCCAGCAGAAGTCCCTATTGAAGGGACTCTTGTTACTGAGAGGGTATTAAAGTCTGATACTAGGTTAGATGTGCGGGTTGATGCCATAAGTCCTAAAGAATTCCTAATAGATCCATCAGCAACCTCTATAGAAGAGGCATTAGGTGTCGCACACGAAGTAATTAAGCCTAGATTTAGCATTATAGAGGGTATTGAGAACGGTACTTATAGAGATATAAGCATCGAAGGTACTTATAATATGGAGAAATTCTCCGGTTTTGACCCTGAAGGTACTAGACAAGATGCTTCAGATAAGATTAAGATCACAGAATACTGGGGTAAAGTACCAGCTAAGTTCTTAAAAGAGTCTGAAACAGTAAATGACTTCGAGTATAACGAAGATTCTCTGGTTGAAGCCGTAATAACTATGGCTAACGATAGGTATATCTTAAGAGCTGAGAAGAATCCATTTATGATGGAAGATAGACCTTTCATCTCCTATCAGCACGACATTGTTCCTAATAAGTTTTGGGGCAGAGGTGTGTGTGAGAAAGGATACAACCCTCAAAAGGCATTAGATGCTGAAATGAGGGCGAGAATAGACTCTCTTGCTCTAACAACCACGCCAATGATGGCTGCCGATGCCACCAGACTCCCTAGAGGTATGAAGTTTGAGGTAAGACCGGGTAAAACTATCCTCACAAACGGTGATCCTAGGCAGGCAGTTATGCCTCTATCGCTAGGACAGACGGATAATCACACATATAATCAAGTCCAGACCTTACAGAATATGATTCAGATGGGTACTGGAGCTTCAGATACCTCACTTCCAGATAGGGCTACCTCAGCAGGTATGTCTATGCAACAATCTTCCTCTATTAAGAGGCAGAAGCGTACACTAATGAACTTCCAAAACACTTTCCTCATACCAATGATTAATAAATCAATGTGGAGAAAGATTCAGTTTGATGTAGATAGGTATCCTATTAACGATTATAAGTTTGTACCTTATTCAACTATGGGTATAATGGCTAAAGAGTTAGAGATGCAACAGATGGTAAGCTTACTACAAGCTATCCCTAAAGATTCTCCAGCTTTTGATGTGATATTGTTATCTGTCTTCCAGAATTCTAGTATGCACAACAGAGATCAAGTAGTTCAGGCCTTAGTACAAGGTATGCAACCTAATCCTGAACAACAACAATTACAACAAATAGCTCAACAGTTACAACTACAGAAGGCTCAGGCAGATATACAGAAAACATTAGCTGAAGCTGAAGAAGAACAGACTAAAGCTATGAAGAACGCTGCTGAAGCTGGCTCTAAACAACCTAATGATCTTGATATTCAAGAGAGAATCCTAGGTTTACAGAAAGAGATAGCGAATATTGAAAAGCTCAGAGCAGATATTAATAATATAAACAGCGAAACTATGCGTAATGTTCCTGAAGTAGAACACCTACAATCAGAAACTCTACTGAACATAGCTAACGCTAAGACTAAACTATCAGAAACTACACTACAGTAATATGATTTCTGATGGTGATAAGAAATTTTATAACGATAGAATCAGCCTAGTCTCTACAGATGGGTGGCTTTCTTTAATAGAAGAGTTAAAGCTACTTGAGGAGAGAACTAACAAGTTAGACTCTATTGAAAATGAAAAAGATCTCTGGTTCGCTAGAGGTCAGTTGTCGGTTCTAAGACAGTTGTTATATCTAGAAGAGGCGACACACAGAGCGATGGAAGAACTAGGTATCTAGCTCCATTTTAATTTAACTTCATAACCCATAGGGGCGGAGAACAAGTATGAGTAATATAATAGTAGACTCTGAACAGAGTACGACAGAAACACAAGTAGAACAGGAAGTCTTACAAACAGAAGGCCAAGAAACTCAGGAACAATATTCAGCAGGAGAAGCAGAAGAGAACACAGCAGTCGAGGAGACTGTCTCTATAGAAGATTCTAGTAATATTCCTGAAAAATTTGTTGGTAAGAGTGTTGAAGATATCATAGATAGTTATACTAATCTTGAAAAGGAGCTTGGACGTAAGAGCCAAGAAGTTGGAGAGCTTAGAAAACTTTCAGATAGCTTCCTTCAAGCTGAGGTTTCTAGAAACTCTAGTGCGAATAATCTACAAGCAGAAGACTCGAACAAAAATGAAACACAGGAAGAGGTTGATTTCTATGATGATCCCAGTAAGGCGGTCAACTCATTAATAGAGAACCACCCTAAGTTTCGAGAATTCCAGCAATTCCAAGCTCAACAACAACAAGGTGTTAGTAAGGAACAACTGGAGCAAGCCCATCCAGACTATGTGGATATAGTTCAGGATTCTAAGTTTCAGGACTGGGTTCAGGAGAGCTCTTTTAGAACTAATTTATTTAAGGAAGCAGACGGTTATAACTTTGAAGCGGCTGATGAATTATTGACTCACTGGAAAGAGAGATCAATGATTGATAAGACTAAAGAAGTTAAGGAACAACAAGAAGCTCAACGTAAAGAAAACCTAAAAGCAGGAAAGACTGAATCTAGGACTTCAACAGAATCTGTAGCTAGTGGTAAGGAATTTAGGAGAGCTGACTTAATTAGACTTAAGCAGACAGATCCTAATAGATATTACGATCTAGCAGATGAAATATATCAGGCATATCAAGAAGGAAGGGTCAGATAATTATAATACTATACATAATTAAAGGAGTATAAAATGGCTTTTTCAGGTTCTCCGGCAGTAACGACCGGGGTAGCTAATAACTTCATTCCAGAACTATGGTCTGACGAAGTTATTGGTTCATATAAATCAAACTTAGTAGTCGCTAACGTGGTTACTAAACTTTCACACAAGGGTAAGAAAGGTGACACTATTCATATCCCTAAACCAGCAAGAGGTGCTGCTAACCAAAAAGTAGGTGATGTACAAGTAACACTACAAGCATCTACTAATGCGGTTGTTGATGTAAGCATTAACAAGCACTATGAGTATTCAAAACTTATCGAAGATATTGCTGAAGTACAATCGTTATCTTCAATGCGTAAGTTCTATACTGATGATGCTGGTTATGCACTTGCAAAACAAGTTGATACAGACTTGTTCAATCAAGCAGAGTTGTTCCAGTCTGGTTCAACAACTGGCGATTGGGCTACTGCTAAAGAGATTGCTGCTGATGGCACGTTGTCTGCTTATGTAGACGGCGGTACAGCAGAAACAGACATCTCAGATTCGGCAATTCGTAATATGTTGCTTCTTCTTGATAATGCTGATGTTCCAATGGACAATCGTTCATTAGTCATCCCACCAGTTGCTGCCAACGATTTGCTTGGTATCAACCGTTTCACTGAGCAACAGTTCATTGGTTCTGGTGATGCTATCAAGACTGGCAAGATTGGTCAAATCTACGGTGTAGACGTTTATGTTTCTACTAACGCACCAACTACCGCAGGTGGTGAGCGTGTTGGTCTCTTGATGCACAAAGATGCACTTGTGTTTGCCGAGCAAGTTGGTGTTCGTTCACAAACTCAGTACAAGCAGGAGTATCTAGGTGACTTGTTCACAGCAGATACTATCTACGGTGTTGCCACTTTGCGTGACGATGCTGGTGTAGCTTTCGTAGTACCAGCGAGCTAGACTTAAGTTAATAAAGCGTATCCCCTTCTCTCGGGAGGGGGATATTCTGAATTAACTTAAACGATTATGCCGATATACAAATACGAATGTACAGAGAAAGGACACAACTTTAACGAGATGTGTT